AGCTGTAAATAATGGATCAGGCATATACACGTTCGTCGCTTCTGATGGATCGACTAATATTCCTGTTTATGAAGGCGCATCAAGAACAAAAACGTTTCTTGTTGGCCAGGGAGCAGATGACCAGGTATATGTGATTCCAGATCAAACGATGGATACTAGCACGGCTCGTGTCACTGTTTTTGATACGTACTCGTCGTCAACGTCCACTGAGTATTTTTCGGTTGTTGGTCAGACGAGCATCAACTCTGATTCTACTTTTTATCGTATCAACGAGCTTCCTAACGGTTACTATGAAATAAGCTTTGGTGACGGAAGAATTTACGGTCAGAGTCCTGTGGCTGGTAACAAGATTGTCGTTTCCTATTTGTCGTGTATTGGTGCTGATGCTAATGGCGGGACGTTATTCATTCCAACATCAGGTATTACAATTGACGGAACCACATATACTCTGAACACTGTGACAACAGCCGCATCTGCTGGTGGTGCAGCTAAACAATCGATTGAGTCGATACGTAAGAACGCTCCAATATCATTTGCATCTCAACAAAGACTGGTGACAGCCCAAGACTACGAAGGAACAATTCTCAACAACTACTCACAGATCTCTGATGTGGTTGCCTGGGGTGGTGAAGAAAATGATCCTGTTGATTATGGTAAAGTATTCGTTTCTCTGAAGTATCAAGACGGTACATCAGCTGTTACAAAGACGCAAGTGCAAAACAATATTGCAAATGATCTTAATGAAAATCTCGCAATTCTTTCGATTGACATTGAATTTGTCGATCCTGTGACAACATATCTCGAGTTAGTCACTGAAGTATATTATAATCCAGATTTAACAACGAGAACACGATCGGCTCTGCAAGCTGCTATTCGTACACTAATCACGAATTTTGCCAATACCAACCTCAAAACGTTTAAAGGTATTTTCCGTAAATCAAAACTGTTGACAGAGATTGATGCGTTTTCGGAAGCAGTATCTTCATCTTCAATCACAGCTCGTCTTCAGCAAAGATTAACCCCAGTTAGAGCAGCGACAATAAACAATCCATCAAGAGCTGCTGACTACACCCTATCATTTCCAGTTGCTCTTGCTCCTGCTGATGATGAAAATTATTCGATCACCAGCACAACGTTTGCATTCAACAATCAGACAGCTTTGATTCGCAATCGTCTGAAGTCTAACACACTTGAAGTCGTTACACCGAGTGGAGTTGTTCTTGTTGACAATGTTGGATCATATACACCATCGACTGGTAAAGTCAATCTGATTGGATTTGCCCCGGGGATTATTAGCTCAGGCGATCCATTCATTAAGGTCAGCGCAAGAATTGCTAATGATGCTGTTATCAAGCCTTTGAGAAACTACATTCTTGATTTTGATAACGTTCAGTCGAGTGTGTCGGCAATTGTTGACAGAAATCAGATCTCGGTGAAATTATGAGCCATGACAATACTCTAGAGGATAGGGATAGAAGAAATATATGGTTTCATCAACCAGGTGTTGAAGAAATTCTGCCATCTTATTTTCGAACTGAGTATCCGAATCTTATTACGTTTTTGGAGAAGTACTATGAATTTTTGGACTCTGATGGAAACATTGGCGATATCATCAATCATTTGGGACAATCGCAAGACCCAGACGCGGTCGACGAACAATACTTGGACTACTTATTTTCGGAAATATCGCCAAACCTTAGGTCAGAAATTTTCGAAGATCCTAGGGAAGTCTTAAAAAACCTTGCGGACTTTTTTCGTACCAAAGGAACATTATATTCAGCCAAGGCTTTCTTCAGAGCAATATATGGAGAAGAAGTTGAAATCACATACCCTAAAGATCGTTTGCTTACTGTGGGCGTGTCGAACATTGGCCCTGAAGGCGATATTATTCAAAACGGAGCTTTGTACCAAATTCTTTCGGTTCTTGTCAAATCTGGGATTTCGATTAATACGTGGGGTGACTTATATAAAAAGAATGTTCATCCAGCCGGATTTTATCTTGGTTCAGAAGTCGCAATAAATAGAACTGTAGGGTTAACAATCACTGGTTTAACAGACAGCGCAGAGGTTGGTCCTGTTGTTGTCGAAAACGTAACATCACTAGCACTTGATACGCCATATGAACAGTTAACTGGTTTCTATACTGATGGTGTTACCGATTCGGTGTACAGAATTAATCTTGATGAAACAATTGGCACATATGGTGATAGCTCTGTGACTGGAGCATTTATTCTTGATCAGTATAGCACGTTTGATAAATGGGCCGATCCTAACTCGCCAACGCTTGATGATTCTGATATTGATCTTTCGAACATTATTGAGAAAACTGACCAAAACAACTATGACAACTAATATAAATAACTATAACTCGGCTTAAAGAGAATCGCATGTCAAGACAAAACCTATTTCTCGGCACCACAGCAAATGACGGAACTGGCGATAGCCTACGTCAACTCGGTCAAAAGATCAATGAAAATTTCATTGAGCTGTATCAAGCTCTTGGTAATGACAGCGACATCATTTCTAGCAAGTTGTCTTTTGATTCTGCTTCGGTTGTTTTTGATGGAGCGTCAGGGGACACATTCCTGGTCGCTGACACTCAAACCGGTAATAACACAATTAGTCTTCCTGATGCGTCGGGTCGCATCATTCTTGATACAGATTCGGATACAATATCAAACAAGATTCATTTAACTTCTTCATATGTTGATCCACAGATACAGGATTCGGAAAATTCATTAGTATCATATACAATCAAAAGTGGATCAATTTCAGCTGACACAAATATTAATCTTCCAGCTCTGACAGATTCTGACACCTTTGTTTTTGCTTCCTTCACGCAAACACTTGAAAACAAAACATTGGATTCAGCCACACTGAACAATCCAATTCTTGTGGGTATGTCAAAAGATGCTAACGGCGCAAATCTTCTTCAAGTTACTGCGACATCTTCAGCTCAAAATTATTTCACCAAAGCAAACGCGGCGACAGGTAGTGGTCCAACATTTGCAGTCGCTGGTGTAGATTCGAATGTGACGCTCAATATTAATTCAAAGAACCAGGGAGCGGTTCGTCTTTCGAAGTTTGCTCGTCAGATGGTTACTGTCACGGCGAATGGCAATGTTCCAAAGAACAGTTCATTCATTGACTGTAATAAAGGATCTGCATTGGCGTTAACTTTACTTGACGGCGATGTTGCTGGTGAAGATAAGGTGTTCGCAAATCGTGGAGCAGGAACAGCCACAATCACGCCGTCAAATTTTGCTCAAGGGACTTCTTTTGCAATTACACAAAACGGCGCTTGTTCAGCCATTTGGAACGGATTAAACTGGTTCCTATATAGTAGGGATTCAGATTATGTTACAATCACATAGGTAGAAAATGCCAGCAGTAATTACCGACAGACTTAAAAAACAGATTATTCAAGACTTGTATGATGACGTACAAGACTCTGCACAAACGTACTATATTGGTATTGGGCGTTCAGAGCAATGGAATAGTACTGATACAGTTCAGACGCCGATCAACTGTGGGCGGTGCTCGAGGAATGCTAGATTGTCGCTTCAGTCAATTAAGCTCGCTGAAGCTGCTTCATTTGCCACTAAGCGAACAAATTGGTCATCTGGAACAATTTACTCAGCATATGATGATGCTGTTGCCGGCATTCCAGCTCAAAATTACTTTGTCATTACCAATGCAAATCAAGTATACATTTGCTTAAAGCAAGGACGAAATAATAGTGGTGTTGCGGTTGCGTCAACTGTTGAGCCGACAGGGACAAGTACTTCAGCTTTTACCACATCTGATGGTTATACGTGGAAGTTTCTTTATTCAGTCAGCACGTTAAATGCGACTAACTTTTTAACAGCTAATTACATACCTGTACGTTTCATCGATTCTGGCGAAGACATTGATGGTATCAGTACTGAGCAAAAAGGTATCCAAGATGCGGCCGTTGTTGGACAAATTACCGACATTCGTATTACAAGTGCTGGCGCTGGATATACATCAAAACCAACTGTAACGATTGTTGGTAACGGAACTGGAGCGACTGCTGTTGCAACAATCGATTCTTCTTTAGGCCAGGTGGTCAACATTGAAATGGCCAATGACTCATCCGCTTTTGGGTCAGGTTATGATTATGCTAGTGTGACATTATCTGGAGGTGGAGCAACAACACAGGGTAAAGCGAGAGCTGTTCTGTCAACACCATTAGGTATTGGCGGAGATCCTAGAGATGATCTCAAGGCAAATGCAATTATTTTCAATAGTAAATTGGATGGAGCTGAAGGCGGTGATTTCCTTGTTGGTCAAGATTTCAGACAAATCGTAATCATCAAAAACCCTGAATTGCCAGATTCGGATGGTTTGTTCCAAGCTTCAACCGGGCTTGGTTTGAAAAGAATTCGGCTTAGTACTGTCACTTCTGCATTTACTGCTGATGACGTAATTATTGGAGGAACGTCTGGAGCAAAGGCATATTTGGATGCTGTGGATGCTGACTCGGATATCCTTTATATTCACCAAACCGAATCCACTGGTTTTGCAAAATTCATCAACGGAGAAGTTTTGACAGAATCTGATGGCAGTGGGTCTGGATCAATCGACAACATTGATTCTGCAGATTCTGCTGGGGAGTTCGATTTATTTTCAGGTGAAGTATTATATGTAGATAATAGAGCTGCGGTTGAAAGAAATACCGCTCAAACTGAAGACATTAAGGTGGTTCTGCAATTATGACGGAAGTTTTTAACAAAAATACATTTGCGGTTACGTACC